GAGCTTCTGGCGCACCAAAGGCAGCTCCTCCATTAAAAGTAGAAGATCCAAAAATAGCAGGATCTTTTGTTGTTAAAGAAACATCTAAAGGTTGTATTTTATCTGTAGTATCAAAATCAAATCTAACTCTAAGTGTAGGATCTGTTGCTCCTTCTGGTCTTAAAGATACTTTAACATGATCTAAAGTTTTTAAAGTTCCAAAGTCTCCATAATCAAAATCAGGAGATTGATACTCTGCTAATATACTTGTTTCAGTTCCTCCAGGATTAAAAGAAGAACCTGCATCATGATTATAAATATAGCCTGTTCTGTCTCCATGATAAGCTTTCTCTCTTCCTGAAGAGTTAAATCCTGAAGTTACAGCAGGAGCTTGTATTCCTTTTACTTCTGTCCATTCAAAACCTCTAGGTGTAAGTGTTCCTGTAATACCTTTAGAGTTACCAGTAGATTCTGCAGCACCACTATAGTACATTCTATATTGAGACTTATCTCTAAGTACTACACTACTAAATTCATAAGTAATAGAGCTTGTTAGAATTTCATTTATAAGAGGCTGTATAGATTTACTAATAGTTCCAAGTTCAACGTCACCAATTCTAGCAGTACCTGCAATGGTTCTAAAACCATCAGGAGCTAAGAAGATCAAGTCACCTGCAAATTCCTGTATAGTTTTACCGTTTACACAACCTACGTTTTGAGTAACTGGTACAATAGTTACTGTAGAAGAGTTATTTATGTTCTGTAGTTTATAAATTGAGTTTCTACAAAATATAAATAATTCATCCCTGAAAGATTTAAGTCCTACTACTTGATCATCCAATACAATACTTCCTGATCCAGTACTTGTAAAATCATTTATGTCACTTGTGCCACTATAAAAGATAGTGTTCTTAGCTGTAGCTGCTCCTGCAACTACTAAATGTTTATCATGGATAACACAAAATTTAGGATAGTGCGTACCGCTTACTGTTATTTCTTCTGCAAAAAAAGTTCTAGTTGTTAGGCCTCCAGTACCTGTCATTTTAAATAAAAAAGGTTTACAACCTGAACCTTCATCAGTAACAATTACTTCACCATAATCTGTGTCACCTTCAAAGATTGCAAAGTGTCCTTTACCTTGTGAAGTTCTACTTAAAGTACTTCTTCCTGTAAAGGTACTATAGTTATCTCCACTACCAGAAACACTTGCTTTATTTATTTGTAACCAACTATCGCCATCTTGACTAAAAAATATATCAGTACTTGAAGTAGCTATAACACCATCTGCATAAACTTGAAGTCCTTTTATTTCATTAGAACTGCTAGGCCTTGTTCCATCTCCAAATTGTGTATAGCCATTTATTCTTCTATATCCACCTTTATTAGATACTTCAAAGTTAGATAATCTAGTAGCAACTCCAGGTTTACCCAAAAGTTCCATTGTATTACTGGACTTATCTAGCCCTCCTTGTAATGCTACTGAAAAAGGTTGAGATGCTGCCATTAGAAATAAATCCTGTCATCTGTCATGCTTTTAGGGGCAGGATTAATAAGATTAGATTTCATACGTTTCATACCTTTCTTATAATCATCTAATGCAAAAGCTGCTTGTTGTAAGTTTTCTTTAAACTGATGAACGTAGTATCTTGTTCTAGCCATGATTACAGAAGCATATTGATCTGCAAAGACTATAGTATCTCCATGAGCAGAAAGTTCTGTAGGTGCGTCATAAGCATAAAAATGTACGTTATATACTTTGTCTGGGATAGGACTAAGACCAAATTTTCTATGGTCTGGACTGCGAACAACAAACTGAGGCTCTCCATGATTTTGAGTATCTGCGTCATCTGCGTTTTCTTGATCTCTTAAATATCTTCTCCAATCTGTTAAAGATATAAATCTTAACCCTTTAGATACATAAGGTGCGGATTCTCCTGATACACTAATTGTAGTAATATAAAAATCATCCCAATCTATAGAAGCATAGTCTGTAGTAATACTAGAGCTTCCTGATTTAAGTGTGTACCATCTTGTTCCTGCTACGGTTGCTACAGTTACATTACCGTAAAAAGGATCTGTTCCTCCGCTAGCTGCTGTAGCAAAAAAAGGTAATTGGGGTTCTTCATTAGCTATATCATTTAACGCTCTATTAGTAGCTTCTTTAACAAAAGCTTGTATTCCTACAGCACTTCCAAAATTTGCAGAAGTTAATTGCACTTCATTTAATTCTCTAAGAACTTCATTAGTAAGTGTTAAATATGTTGTAGCCATTAGTTACCCTTTTTCTTTTTACCAAATATGCGATCATAATTATCTGCATATTTTTTCTTTGCTTCACCAGAATATGCGCTACCTAACAATCCTAAGACTCTAGTGCTTTTGGGCTTACTAGAGCCATTTAGGATCATAGGATTTTTTTCGTTACCTAACTGTGGCATTTTTAATCTGGGGTTGAGCCAAGATGTAAAAACTCTACTAAGTAAGTAACAGTTGTAGCGGCTGTTGCTAAGTTGTTTGCTAGAGGCTTAAGGCGAGCATGAAGTGTTCTAGCTGCGGCACTATACAACGTAGAGGCTATAACAATAGCTTCTGAAGTTGCAGGGCCTCCCACAACACCTGCTGTTACTCCTGTACCTACAAAAGCGTTAGCGGCATGTCCATGTGAGTTTTGAATAATATACAAGGGTGCGTTTGCTGTCCAAGTTACTGCTGATCCACCATCATCTAAGATAGCTTTTTCATCAATAATTTGACCACCACCTGCTGCAGTACCTAAATCAAAATCAACATCATCGCCTGAAGCTCCTGCTGTAACAATGTTACCTGCCGGAATTGCGATAAGACTACGAATAATAGTATCTGCCGGTTGAGTGAATGAAACATCATAAGTAGCACTAGCAGTAACTGCAATAGTTCCTGTTGTAGCTGAAGTCCATGAAGTACAGATATTGTCAGCAATTTTCCCAACATCAACTGTTCTAGCTGAGTTGCGCCCTGTATCTCTTACTTTAAATACTGGGTTTGACATTTTGTGTCTCCTTTATCTTTAAAAGATAAGTTAATATTAATAAAATTTATACTCTAAAAAGTAGAAAAGGGAGGCTTTTACACCTCCCAAATCTGTTTAGTCAATACCGTAGAAAGCAGAAACTAATGCTTCACCGCGTAGTACTTTAGCTCCATATACATGAAGACCTCGCACTATATCGCCAAAGCTATCAGGATCACGCAATACTTCAGTACTTGTAATCGTCTGAGCAGTAGCTGTAGATGACATGTGGCCTGCGATACATTTTCCTGCAGCGTTAGTTGTATCTGCAATGTTGTTAGACTTGTACATGCTGAATCCACGCAACTTACCAGAAGTTACTAGACCATTTCTTATAGAACCTTGTCCTGCATTATAATCAACAGACAAAAGTTTTGAAGATGAACTTGCAAGAACTTCATAGAAGTCAGGTGATGCTAAGAACCATCTTCCTTCTTCTGGTATGTTCTGCTCATCCATTAAACGTGCCATGTGTGATAGTACGTCAATAGGATCATGTTCACTTGATGCAAAACCTATGTCAAGATTACCAGTTCCATCAAATGTACCTGCCGCTAAATCAGTAGCGTTGTCAGAACCAAGAATATGGTTAGGACTTGAGGCAGAAACACCTGCGAACATAGTAGCAATAACACCTTCATCATAAGCATCTCTAAGAGCGTATGCTGCAGATGAGCTAGCTACTTCTTTAAAATTCACATGAGACATAGCTGTTTCAATGTCATCAACTTTGAATTTAAAAGCGTTAGCTGTATCAACTACAAGCGTTAACTCTTGATCAGTTAGTTTAGTGTCTGTAACATCTGCACCACGTTCATACTGGTATACAGTGATTTCAGGTTCTTTTATAATCTTTACAGAATCTCCATAAGCGGACAACTCACCTGCATAATCTGTGTTGGTGATCGCTTCTACAACCGAAGCCTTTCTAAAGAAGTTAAGAACCTTTTTAGAGTAGACTGAAGGAAGGAAAAACGAATTAGTCTGACCACTTACGGAGTTTGCAAAGTTAGCGTTAGTATCAGTACTTGGTTCAAAGAACTGATCTGATTGGTTATAAGCCATTTTACTTCTCCGTTATTTATCAAATTAAAAGTTATTATTTTACTACTCTGCCCTCATGAATTGCTTTTCCGATTTCTTCTTCATACTTGTCAAATTCAATAATAGACATTGCAGCGATTTCCCTTTCTGTCCAAATTTTATCTTGCTTTGGTTCAACTGCTGTTGTTTTAGTTGAAACCATATCAGCGGCAGATTTATTGGACTTCTTAGAAGAAGGCTTCTCAACTCTAGCAGAACTTTCTATTCCTACATCTCGCTTATATAAATCTAAAGCGCGACTTGCAAGATCTCCATCACTATTATTTTTATATATCCAATCTTGAATTGATTGAGGTTGTGACTTAGCCCATTGATGGAAATCATCACTTTCTCTAATGTCTTCAAAATCAGGATGATTATTCATCAACCTTTCATGTGCTTGTTTAGTAACTAACTCTGTTTCGCGTTCTTGCAAAGCTTTTAATTTTTCTTCTAAGACTTTCATCTGTTCAGAACTTTGCATGTGCGCTACAGTTTCAACTACACCCATCACATCTGGATACTCTTCTCTAAATTTAGCTAAGTCATCTGGAGACTTTGGAGCTACATATTCAGGCACATTTTTAGCTGCTTGCTCTAGTAGTTCTTGCTCTCTAGTTTTAAACTCATTAAGTTTAGAGTCATAGTGTTTTTTTAAAGAATCATATCTTTGTTTATAGTTATCAGTATTCTCTTCAGAAGACTTCTTACTACTCTTTCTAGTTTCTTTCTTTTTAGTCTCAACTTGAGGCTTTTCAAAAAAAGCACTATCCGCAGATACAAAATCTTGGGAGTCTCCTTTATGCCATTCTTTATTAGCGTTATAAGGATTAGCTTGTTCTTCTTTTTGTTGTGTTGCCATTTCTTCTCTCCTACTCAGGGCTTTCTAAACAAAGTAGCTGTAATGCGCATAACAGGGTTTGTTTTTGTAAAGGTAGCCTTTCGGTTTATGTTGTGACAGAGGGCTTAGTAACTAAGGTAGCTCTATCGTTTTTACTGCATGCGTGGATTAAC